CTACGAGGACTTGCACCGCCATAAGAACGGCGCTCGCGGCCGTCGCATCGACATCCGCCCGCTGATGGAGCACTTCAAGAAAGGCTCATGGGAGCGCACAGGCCTCGAGATGCAGAAGGCATGGCTCGCTCAGCATCGCAAGTTGTGGGAGCCTACACCCCAGATGCGCGGCGAGAAGCGCGTGGCCATCTGTGCCATCGGTCGCAACGAGAACCGCTACGCCGTGGAGTGGGTAGAGCATTACAAGCAGATAGGCGCCGCTAAGATGTTCATCTATGACAACTATTTCTGCGACGAGACGCCGCTGGCAGAGACGCTGAAGGATTACGTGGCCGCAGGCTTCGTTGAAATCATCGACATCCACGACCGCCCCAACCTCCAGTGCCGCGCCTATGAGCACTGTTATAAGCACCACGGCGACGAATATGCCTGGATAGGATTCCTCGACTTCGACGAGTATCTGCGCTGGGACGCTAAGAAGAACATCGAGCAGATGTTCGACCGCTATCAGGACGGCGACTGCCTGCTGGTGAACTGGCGTCTGTTCACAGACAACGGTCTGACGCACTACGACCCGCGCCCGCTGAAGGAACGATTCACCGAGGTGATGCCGCTCGATACACATGTGAAATACGACTTCCCCGAGAATGACCATGTGAAGTGCTTCGTGCGCGGCGGTCTGGGCGAGGTGAAGTTCATAGGTCCGCACTGCCCCGAGCTGGCCAACTGCATCAACACCCACGGCGAGCGCACCAAGAAGAGTGCCTTTGTGCGGCCATACCTCCACGACGTGATGCGACTCGATCACTACTGGACGAAGACCGCCGACGAGTGGATGAATACCAAGCTGGCGCGAGGCTTCGCCAGCGGCCACACCTACATCGAGAACTTCATGAAGCAGCAGGAGGGCTACTTCTTCGCCGTGAACGAGCGCACCCCCATCAAGGAGGCGATACTGAGAGGCGAGAAAGTGCCCGCGCCCGAAGCGCCGGCATCGGAAGCCGCCGCCAAGAGCGCCGAAGCAGCCGAAGCGCCCGCTGATACAGCAACCGTACCCCCCCCATCATCCGACGAGCCGCAAGCAGCGCCGGTGGTGGCCCCTGAAAAGAAAGTAAAAGCTACGAGCAAGCGCGACAGGGCGAACCAGGCCACCAAGCCCAGTAAACCCAAAACGCAAAAATCTACGAATAGTAAAAAGCAGAAATAGTTATGGAATTATTCGGAAGCAACATAGGCAATTTCTTCGGACTGCGAAAGCGCGAGGGTCCGATTGGTCATGGTACCATCGGAGTGCCGGCATCGACGACAGACACGACGGACTATGCGAAGAAACAGATGGAGGGCCACGGCGGATCGTTCGAGGAGAACATCGTGCCGGTGCAGTCGCCACGCACAGCTCTGGCTATCTCGGCGGTATATCGTGCCATCGAACTGAGGGCGAAGACCATCGGGCAGATGCAGTTGCAATACCAGCGGCTTGACCGCGAGGGCGGCAACTTCGTGGTAGACGTATCGACATCTGGTCGCTATCTGAGCGAAGGGACGAAAATCAACTACTTGTTGCAGGTGGAACCGAACCCGATAACGACGGCAGCGGCGCTATGGGAGCAGGTGACGATTGACCGCCTCCAGCGAGGTAATGGTTTTGTTTACATCGAGCGCGACACGGACACCGGCGAGCCGATTGCGCTGTGGCGTGCCACTTGTGGCGGTTATAACATGGCTCTTGGAACATACAATCTTGTATGGTTCTCCGACCGTGGAGAGCGCAGCCTTGCGAACATTCCAGCCCGCGACGTATTGCACTTCCCCAACACGTTCAAGGAGGAGAACGGCTTCTGGGGCATACCCACGCTTCGCTATGCCTTCGACACGTTGACGCTCATCAAGACGCAGAAGGCGCAGGCATTGGAGAACGCCGCCAAGGGCGGTCGTATGAAGCTGTTAATCAGCGAAGGTGCCGATGCGACGGTTGCGCCTATTGCCAGCGGTCGTTTCAATCCTGAACAGGCGCAGGCTTACGCCAAGCAGATCAACCGCGAGATATACCAGCAGGACGTAGTGGCTCTTCAGAACCTATCGCATATTCAGAACATCTCAATGAACGCGCAGGACATGCAGCTGATGGAGCAGTTGAACATGGGACTCGACGACGTGGCCCGCTTCTATGCGACCCCGCGACCATTGCTGATGCTCGACACCAACAGCCACTACAACGACTACACGAACGCCACGATGGAGTACCTGCAACGCACTATCGCCCCCGACGCTGTGGAGATTGAGAACGAGTGCAACCGCAAGCTGCTGTCGGTGTACGACTTCGGGCGGCGACGCTTCCATCTGTGCGAACAGCCACTGTTGCGCATGGATAAGAAGGCGCAGGCCGAGGTTGACGAGAAGCGTCTGCGCACGGGTACGGCGACGGTCAACGAGCTGCGCAAGCAGTACGACATGCCAGCCGTGAAGGACGGTGACATCGTGTACGTCATCACCAACCTGGCAGAGCTGGGCAGTCCTAAACTGCGCGACATCGCAGGCGGCGGGCGACCCACCACCGAGGAGCCGCAGAACAGCCCCGCCAAGGATGACAAAAAAGACTCATAGTAAAAAGGGTGTGACCCTTTATAGTATATCGCTTGACACCCTTTATAGTATATCGGTTTTTAAACATATTTTGAGATGAAAAAAATGTCACGCAACGAAATCGAAGATGAGCTGGAGCGCGAGATTCGCGGCAACCAGGAGAGCCAACGCCGCCGCGTCCGCCGTGCGGTAAACCCTGAACGCAATTATTAACGATAAATAGATAATCATTTGTAAACGAGAATAGAAAATGAAACAGGTAAGATTTATCCCCATTGCCACCTGCGGGCTGAAAGTCCGTGAAGGTGAGGGCCAGGAAGAGAGCCGTACCGTGGTGGGCACGCCCATCGTGTTTGGTGTGCGCTCTGTGAACCTGACCCCGTGGAGCAGTTACCGCGAAGTGTACGAGGTCATGGAGCCTGGCTGCATCAGCGACCAACTGCTGCGTGAGTCGGACGTGATCCTGAACCTGAACCACAACAGCAGCGTGCTCAACGTGCTTGGTCGCTGCAAGAACGGTGAGGGGACACTGAAACTTACGAAGAACCTGCGCGACATCGGTTGTGAGTGCGACCTGCCCAAGACCAATGCCGGCAACGACTCTCTGGAACTCATCAAGCGTGGCGACATCACGGGTATGTCGTTCGCATTCGATGACGATTGGGAAGACTCCGAGAACGGCGTATCGTATGAGCGCATCGAGGAGCGCAACGACAAGGGCAAGGAGGTTTGGCTCCGTCACGTCAAGAAGGTCACAGCCCTCTACGATGTGAGCATCGTCACCCATCCAGCCTACGAGCAGACATCAGTCGCTACCCGCGAGCAGTCTGACGCTATCGACAAGGCCATTGAAGCCCAGTTGCAGCGCGAGCATAACGACAGCGAGGGCGCACCTGTTGAGACTGCCGAGGAGCGCGAGGCCCGCGAAAAGACAGAGCGCGAGGCTAACGGCGGCGAGACCAATGCCGAGAAAGCAGCGCGTGAGGCTCGTGAAGCCCAGGAGCGCGAAGCCAACGGCGGCGAGACCAATGCCGAAAAGGAAGCCCGTGAGCTGGCAGAGCGTGAGCAGAAAGAGCGCGAGGCCGTGGCCGTGATGCGTATGCGTCGCAAACGTCTGGCTCTACAAAATAGAGAAATCGAAAATCTTAATTATTAACCCTTAAAACAGTTTTAAGATGAAAAAAGAACTTTTGAAGTTGCAGGCTCGCAACCGCGAGATCAACGACCGCCTGACCACTATGTACGTGAAGGCTGAGAACGAAAAGCGTGAGTTTAACGAAGACGAGCAGCGCGAAGAGCGCGAACTGAAGCGTGAACTCGAGTCCAATCACCGCGAAATCATGCTGAGTGGCGACGCTGCCGCTATCGGAGCACTCCGTGAGCAGCAGGACAAGTCAGCCCAGCTGCGTGAGTTCTTCAAGGCAGTGAAGGAGAAGCGCGAGAACGCCACAACCATCCTGAACAACCCCGTAACCACTGGCGGCGACCAGAACGTGGACGGCAACCTGACTGCTGGTAACATGATCCCCCTGAACATCAAGGAGCTCATCGACACCAAGGTTGAGGGACTGGAACTGCCTGCCGACCTGACCATGCTCACCGGCGTAGTAGGCGACGAGGTATGGCCATACAGCATCGACGATGCCGAGGTTCGCGTTGCAGGTGAGGTTGACACCATCGCCGAGCAGGGACTGAACTTCGCCAACGTGAAGGCTCTCTCCGAGCGTGTGGCTTGCGCCATCGCCATCTCTAACAAGGCCATCGACAACGCCTACTTCGACCTGTACAGCTTCGTGCTCTACAAGATCCAGAAGGCCGTTGCCATCCTGAAGGCAAAGCGTGTGTATTCACATGCCAAGTTCGGCGACAACCTCGTATCACCTTTCTCTAAGGTTGATGTTGAGGAAGTTGTTCTCGACGAGAACATCGGCCAGACCCTTGCTGAGAAGGCTGCTGAAATCTACGACCTCGGTTTCGAGGGCATCCCATACTTCACGATGGATAAGGTCATGGAGACCAAGTTGCAGTTCACCAAGCTGCTCTCTGGTCTGACCTCCGACCGTACCGTCGTACAGGATGGTAAGTGCGTAGGTTACCCGATGACCATCAGCGGACACATCAACGGCCATCTCGACGGCAACAACCTCTACGAGAAGGAGAAGGGTGTTCACTACATCGGTATCGGTCACTACCGCTACCTTGCCTTCGAGCAGCACGGTGAGGTTCGTCTGACGGTTGACTCTCAGAGTGCCGCTGTCAGCGCCCGCAACTCTACCGTTGTGACCCTGAACATGGAGCTCTCTCTCACTGAGCTGTCTCAGCTCGTCAACGGCAACAAGAGCGGCAAGCCTCAGGCATTCAAGCTGTTGAAGGTCGTTGAGTCTGTCAGCAACTCCGACATCTAAACTCTCTCTCGATTCTCAATCTTCTGGGATAGTTCCTCCGTGGGCGGTCGGCGATGCGATAGCAACAGCCTTGCATCGCCCACGGTTCCCCAGAGGGGAGGGAATGATAAAAATGAAAATGTAAAACAGGTCAAACTGATAGATAATGTTGCAACTCGACTTGATACTATTCAACGCCATTACGTCAGACTCTGAACTGATGGAGATTATCGGCGGCCGTGTAAAGTCTACATGTTTCGAGGTTAGCCCCGACGAAAAGGACAATACGCAACTGCCATATATCGTTATCCGAGACCTCGGAAAACAGCCTTCTCAGCAGACGAAAGACGACGGATGGATGCCGAGTCAGTGGCAAGTTGATGCCGGAATAGAAATCGGGGCCGAGAGCCCTAATGAGGTGGATGTCATTGCGATGAAGGTAATGAAAGCCGTCGACAATCACATACGGGCACTTGCTGGCCAGGGCTCAGATATTCCGTATCTTCAGAATGGATTTCCGCAGACAAAAGGTATTGAGTGGGATTGGACGAAACCCTGCTATTGGGACGTCGTTAGCTATCAGTGTGACATAGATTATCACGACAATGAAGCCGAAAGCAACTCAGACATCTGAACGCGGCGAGAGCAAGATTCCTGCCTTCGTCGACGAACTGCTGAAGAACGGCACAGCCGTAATCGAAGCACCTACACGTGAGGCGCTCGCCGAAAAGGTGAACGACATACCAGCCGACTGCCGTTATAGCGTCGGCACCGTTGGTCGTAAAAGTGACGGAAGCGCCTACACTCTTAGAGTCGACATTGTAAAATAATCAAAATATTACGAATATGGCAACACTTAGAGGAAAAAACGTAAGAATCTGTATTTATGACGCAACCGCCACTAAATACAAGGTAATTGGTATGAGTACAGGATGTACGATTACACTTACTAACAATACGGAGAGCCAGAAGCATAAGGATATTGTTGGTTTGGCATCCATGCCGGTGACTACCAGCAAGTCGTGGAGTGTTTCTGTCGATTCTCTCGACACGGCTGATACAGCCGCCATGCTCACCGCCATCAAGGCCATGCAGCCTATGACGCTGATGTGGGATGAGACTTCGACCGTCAACAACCAGACCCGCGAGAAGGCAACTTGGGCGCGTAAGGGCCAGGCATATCTGACGGATGTAAACTTTACCTTTGACGACAGAACAGTGACCTCGAAACAGCTTCAGTTTAGCGGTACCGGTGCTTTGTCGCCTGTTGGCAGCAGCGAGGCTACTGAGGTAATCCCTATCGGAAGTTTCACGAAGGGCGAAAAGGTTCGTCTGTTCTTGTCGAGCGACGGAACCACAGCACCTTCAGATGTAGTAGCAGCCGCCCAGAATTTGTCTCTGCATGTGTCGCTTGCGCTTGAGAACTCGACGACGAAAGACACGTCTGGAGAATGGATCAGTCAGGAGCCTACAGAGCTGAACTACGATATTTCATCAACGGCTCTGGTTCGCAGTGGCGAAACCATCACGTCGCAGGTTGGCGGTAAGTCTTTTGCAGACTTAGAAACTCTTTATGAGGCAGGCACTCCATTCTTGTGGAAGATTGCCAACGTCGGCGGCGACAACAACCGAACTGCGTCTTCTACGATCGTGAGCGGAAGCATACTGATTACTCAGTTAGAGCAGAGCTCACCAGTAGACCAGCCAAGTAAGTACACCATGCAAGCCGTCGGCTACGGCGACTACACCGTGGCGGCGTAATACAACCATCAAGGCCGCCCAGCAGCAATCTACCACGCGCCAACGATTGGCACGGCTGCGCGGGCGGTCTTTTTTTAAACTTAAATCCCAGAAGAAAATGAACAAGAAGAAAATCACCATCTGCAAGAAGCAGGTAATGGTGGCCTATTGCATAGCCACCGAAATCGCCTTCCACAACTTCACAGGTCTGAGCATCGACGCGAT